ATATCATGGGCGCCCGAAATATCTCTAGCGAACCAAGGTGTCTTATTCATCATCGCTTCTAATAAAACCAGTCCAAATCCATCATCATAAGAGTTCATAATATATGCATCGGCATTTGCCATCGCCTGATATACTTCGTCTTTTGTTAATCCGAAAAAGACTTTGACTTTATCCGTCTGTTTAGGCATTAGTTCTTGATTACAATAACCGTATAGATGTAATTCTGCATTGTGTATATCAGAAGATTCAAAAGCGGCAGCCAATGGTTTCATACCTTTGTGAGTAGAAAACCCTCCTGCGGAAACAAAAATCTTCTTATCGCTTGAAAGAGATTTAGTCTTAATGATTCCTTCATGTCTTATGCCGTATCTTATTCGTCGTGCTTTCTTAATCACATTATGTTTTTTAATGTGATTGATTTCATCCGTCATTCCGTATCCTATAAAACGATGCGAATGAAGTCCTAGCATACATATATCCGTTTCGCTAGGCTTTATGATAAGATAAAGAACAGGAGATGAAATTCTACGACCGTTTAGATGAACAATGTTTTGATAATAAACATCTCCTCCATGAACGACTATTAAATCCCAGGGATCAGCAAGTCTTTGATAATCGCTTGTAACTTTGACATTATTATAATCACCTTTATGCGTTTCTGCTAATACAGTAACATCGTGACCACGAGCAAGAAGACCTTCGGCCATATTCTGGACATTAATCTCACTGCCTCCTGGATAAGGAGCATATCTATGAACCACAAATAATATATTAGACATTACTCACCTTTTTCATTAGCACACATATCTTCAATTAGAGATTCAAAATCATATTCTGGTCTCCAACTCAGGTTATTACGAATCTTAGACGAGTCTCCTAAGAGGATCTGAACTTCGGCGGGACGATAAAAATAAGGATCAACGTTGATAACAGGAACATTCTTTTTACGATCAATTCCTATTTCATATATTCCTTTATTCTGCCACACAATATCCATATCATAATGTTTACCTGTAATCTCAATAAACTCTCTAACTGTATGTAGTTCTCCTGTAGAGACAACATAATCATCAGGATTATCATGCTGTAACATCATATACATGGCTTTCACATAATCTTTAGCGTGTCCCCAATCTCTCTGTGAATCCAAATTACCCATAGATACAATAGACTGTTTTCCAAGTGCTACTCTTTTTAAGCCATGTGTAATCTTACGAGTAACAAAATTAATACCTCTACGAGGACTCTCATGGTTGAAAAGTATTCCACTACAGTTAAACATGTCATATGATTCACGATAATTAACTGTCATCCAGTGCGCCGCTAGTTTAGCACAACCATATGGCGAACGAGGATAAAAAGGAGTCGTTTCTTTCTGAGGTGTCTCCTGAACCAAACCAAAAAGTTCGGATGTAGATGCTTGATAAAATTTAGGATTTCCACCTTTTATCTTTATCTTACGTAACGCTTCAAGAATACCAGTTGTTCCTACTGCAATACATTCCATAGTATATTCAGGAATGTCAAATGAAACTCTAACATCCGACTGTGCTGCTATATTATATGTTTCATCTGGATTTATATCCAGAATATTATCAATAACAGAAGAAGGTGATGTCAGATCGTTATATACGAGTGTTAGATTTCGATTGTCTCTGATACTTTCAATATTCTTTAAGTTAGGCACAGATGATCTACGGACAAAACCGTAGACCTCATATCCTTTCTCTAGTAGTAGCTCTGCAAGATATGATCCATCTTGACCAGTAATTCCTGTTATAATAGCTTTCTTCATATCAATCTCCACATACGAACGCTTCCCACCAGGCGCTAAGATTATTCATACTGGTATAACAGTTAGGAACATCATTCTTAAAGGCGGGCTGACTAATAATATCTAGATACTCTTTTTTGCCGGCGGTCGAGTCTAGATGTCTGATATAGTCTACTAGTTTGTTGAAATCACCATGATCCGATGCATTGATAAAGGCACGTGTATTGAAATCTCTTTCAACTGTTGGTGATCCCCAATAGATTGGCATAGTCTTTACCTGTAGAGCATTCAATATCTTTTCGGTTACATAGCCAGGATATGAACTATTCTCGAAACAAATGTTGAACCGATATCTATCCAAAAACATCAACTTGTGAACTAGTTTATCTCTTGGTAAAACATAGCCAACGTTATTATAATGAGGACCTGCGGAGTTGACCTGCTTATAATCATTGATGAAATGAAATGCTTTGTTTCTCATTTCTTGATTAGGATTAGATACAACGAAAGAACAAAATCCTCTGGTATCATATTCTATTTCATAATCATGATTCAGATGAACCAACTGATAATAGTCTTTGGTCCATCCTTCGGTGACCGCACCCCACATATCAATCGCATAAAGAGGTAGACGATAATGGCGAGAACTATTCTCATGGTCAAAGGTCATAGCAAACTGACACTCACCCCATGGTGGTCTAACATTCTCGCCAGTATAAAAGACCTTAGTGACTTCTGGTCCGAATCTACGGTGATTATGTCCATAGACTCCTTCACCATAGATTAGATACTCTGGATTTTCATCGTCACGAACAATCTGAAATCTACGACCCAGTGCCTCGGTAAAGAAGTTTATAGCCGTAGAGAATGTATCAGAAAATCCTAGTCGTAAAATCTTCATTACTTGTACCAGAAGAAAGTGGAGTTGGTAGATAGATTGATAGGTGAAGTAATCTTGTGCTTGTCTCTGAAATCATTCACAGCACGATAAACAGCATCGATAGAACTATAATCGTGTCCACAAAAGAAACCACCTGGCTTTAGAAATGGATAGTATGCCTCACAGTCAGCTAGTGTCGCTTCGTATGAATGATCGCCATCAACAAAGATAAAGTCAACTAGTGTATCAGTGAAGTTACTTGCTGCCTCTGTGGATGTTTCTCTAATCATCCTAACCCGATCACCATATGGCTCTAGGTTCTTCTTGGCAGCATCCATAAATCTATCAACATCATTCTGTGTAATCTCACCATTCCAATCCTGATACGCCTTGTAAGGATCAATAGTAAAGATACGCTGAATGTTTGGACACTTCTCTAGCAGATAAGCGGTAGACTCGGCACGACAGGTACCAATCTCAATACCGGTAACATTCTCGCCAAGTCGTTTGATATAGGGAGCAAGTCCTTTTGTAGAAACCCAATCATAGGGCCACTTGCTACCCAGTTCCTCAATAGTCATAAAGTCTTCGTCAGTTAGCGCCATAGTTTTCCTCAATCATCTTTTTCCATTCGGGAACACGATCCCATTGGTGTAGAACTGTAATCGGTTTATCCGTCCAACATACTTTATTATCTATGACAGTATATTCTAAGTCATTTATAAAGTCAATCTTCATATTAGGATTTCTAATATATTCTTCTCCGATACCACCAGAACCAGCCTTGATGGCATTCATAGATGTTCCTGCGTGAAGCACCCATGCACAAGCGGGACTGGAAAAGTATGTAGAAAAACTATATACTTCCAAATTTAGAATGATGTTTAGTGCCGCCTGATCAGGACCACCACCACCTTCGACATGAGGATTTAGACCACGACAGATAAGCCAAATGTTCTGACACAAATCACTTATAGCATTCAACTCACCAGCAATAACACCAGCACAGTAAATAGGAAGATCCTTATGCTTTTCGTAGAAGTATTCACCAAAGGCTGTCTTGATATTGTTCTTTCCCCATGGTTCATTTTCATATGTTAGATTTTCAGAACCAACGAGAATGTTTGCGTCATGGATAAAGTATTCATCTAACCATGTTGTTGGATTAGTCTGAAACACAACATCTCTAACATCGGTGATGATAACTCTATTCACGTCATCTGGAGTTTGAAGCATAGAAAGAAAATGATGGATATACATGAACCTATCCACCATGATGTTGCTTTTGTTCTCAAACACAAAACCTTTAGTTTCATCATACTCGCTACAACCGATCAACATAAACTGTTTCTCGGTAAGTTTCTTTGCTGTAGCAGCATCCATATTATAAACGATTAGTGCCTTGTATCCGTCGAAACCAGATTGCTCAATGGAGTTTGACCAATACTTTATCTTGTCCCAGTCGTAGTTATCTACTACGCCAACTATCAAATCTTTTGCCACGGATATCTTCCTCCATAATATTGCTCTTGTGTTTTGTTACCTTCGATGAAAAACTGTTCTGTCACCGAGTTAGGATTGCCATCTAAACGATAGCAAAGACTATGCTTGCCATTCGTATCATACTTAGCATGGTCTTTTACCGCATAGAGGAAGTGTCTATCACCACCCCATCCTGTATGCCAGAAGTGACATGTTTTCTGGATAAACTCTCGCTTGAAACAGAACGAAGATGTATCTATTAGAAACTGCGGACCATGTGGTGAACTCCGAGACATAAAGATTGGCCACTTGCCTAGACTTTCACAGTTGTCATTACAACGGAAGCGGCGATCAGGAGAATAGATTTGACGGAGTGAATAAGCGAAGTCAAGGTCCTTTTCTTCAATAGTCTTGACTAGCGTTTCAACATGGTCTCGTTCATACCAGTTGTCTTCGTCTAGAAATAGAATGTAATCTGAATTGATTAGATGTGGATAGGCAGCATAGATGCGATGACCGTAGAAGTTGCCACCTGTCTTGCCTGTGTTCTCTGGCGAGACAACCATTTTTGTGTTATCATCAAGAGTGGGAATATGTTTAGATGCTTCTTTCCAATATCCAGGACCATCAATTACAATTAGATGCTGACAATTATATGTCTGATTTCTTACAGACTCAATAGCATCTTTTAGTTTTGGAGAACCAATAGTAGGCGTGATTACAGTTACAGGCTTTTCGATCACTAGCTTCATAATATAACCTCATAAAGAGAAGACAGGGACTTGCGTAAGCAGAGGCCCCTGCCGTGTTATTCTTATTTAGTCTTTGGTGTTAGAGCATCTGTCCAACTTTTTACGCCTTCGGTCAGAAATTGCTTCGTTGCTTCCTGAACACCAAACGGATCAAGAATGTCAATCTTCTTGGCCTTATTCTCTTCTGGAACAAAACGCTCCAAGAAAATCTTTAGCATACCATTGGCAAGTTCCGCATTCTTGACTTCGACCTTATCAGCAATGGTGAACTTCCGAGTGAAAGCACGATTAGCAATTCCTTTGTGAAGGTAGTCGCCTTCCTCTGCCTCAGTGCTTCCTGTAATAGACAGGACATCATTCTTTAGTTCGATATCAAGGTTATGCTTACCAAAACCAGCAACAGCCATTTCGATCACATAATGTTCCTCATCAATCTTCTTTACATTGTATGGAGGATAAGATGGAATCTTTGGAACATATTCATTTGCCTCGGCGATTTGCTGGAGCACCCGATCAAAGCCGATAGCGCCCTTTGAAATGTCGTTAGCAAATGTGAAAGGATCAAACCAGAAACGGTCTGTGGAACGATTATTATTACCCATGTGTTTCTCCTATAGTTAGCGAGAAGTAAGGAACGATACCTCTTGGTATCATTCTAGTATTATATAGTAAACTTTATGCGGTTGTCAAGATGTATAATACTCGGAAAAGGTAAATGTTCTTCCTGTATTGGCGCTTGTGACAGTTGATCCTGGTCCAATACCTGTTTGCGAAGTCATGTTATTCATAACCAAAACACCTTGACCACCACCTTGATTTGCTACTCTGGATACTTGACCCATGACTTGCGAACCAATCTGCATAATCTCACCGACACCTGGTATACCAGACATACCAAAAGAACCTAGTCCACCACCGAAGGAACCTAATCCACCATATGCAGTAACTTTATTAGAACCTCCAGCAGGCGTAGGCAATCCCTCAACATGTGTTAGTAAAGGATTGACCATATCAGGAGCGCCTTGATCCATCAAAGAAACAATCATCGGTATACCTTGTACCAAAATTTTTTGTGGTGATAAAGATATCAATGCTCCAAGATTCATATGACTGTTTAGTGTTCCCTGAACAGCTACTAGCAAGTTATCAGCGAGAACTTTTGTATTTAATCCTGTGTCAACCGTTACGGCTCCACACAATCTAGGATCTGTTACTCTATGAACTTTTGGCATTAGTTTTAGGTCGTCCTCTTCCCCTCTTTGGGGCTTCGTTTATTTTTCTCATTTCTACAACTTGTAACTGTGGAATATTTATCACAACTGTATCACCTTCGTCTTGAATACCTGTTGATCCCATACCACCGACACGACTTGTCTTTACCCCAGGTCGTGCTGCGGTTTCTACAATAGAATAAGTTTCGTCTTTGATTAGTTCGGCCTGTGCGATACGATCACCTGTATGAATGTTGATGGCATTGTCGGAGATATTCCAAATAAGAACCATCAATTCTTCTACATAGTCTGAATCAATAACGCCTTCGGCATTAGCCAGAACAAGACCTTGCTTTAGTGATAGACCTGACCGGGCGTGAACACGGACAGAATAACCTTCGGGAATGTCCAGAATGAGACCTGTGGGAACCATAATCCTATCACCAGGCTGAATGCTAATCATACCACTCATAGGGCGAGTAAAGGCTTTATTGCTTCGTGAAAAGCCTTTATACTCTACCTTACCGGCACTCTGAAACTGTAAATCAAAGCAGGCAGAACCTTCGGTCTGCTTCTTTGGAATCTGATTATAAGGATGCGTTTTCCAAATTTTCAACTGTGTCATAATAAACTCACTTTCTTATTCTGTTTCGTGTCTCTTTTTACCTAGAGAATACTTGGCAACCAGATTCCACTCTGGCTTCTCCATGTATGAAATGATTTTGATTCTATTGAGAGGTGTTAGAGGTTCTTTACTCTTGTCTGGGTCGACCAGAGTTACTAGTTCCCACTCTGCTAGTAGATTGGCAATCGTATTACGACGACCACGATCCTCTTCCGAGAAGTCTGTTGGTTTGCCATCTAGCATAAACATTTCTTTGAAATGTACCAAGTAGTAACGACCCTGCTTATGTAGAATATGACAAGACTGGTATAGAGTCTTATCTTTCTTTGATGCCACGCCAATTCTGGTTAGCGTCTCCTTCACCTTCAAAAAGGCTTGTGGGTCAGGAAGCCTTACTTCCACGAAGTCTTCTAGATTTGCTGTCATTTAAGCCACCTTTATTGAGTTTCTTCTTTATAGTTTCAATCTGGGTAGCGTCTAGCAGAACCAAAGCCTCTTTTGCCTTTTCGTTGGAGTAGTTATAATACTCCTTCACAGCTTCCAGGTTTTCAATGGTTTCACGCTTCTCCCATTTACGAAAAGGGCGCTTATACCCTCTAATGCTATTTAGCAAAAACTGATATTGCATGTTAGCAGGAAGACTTGGATACTGGTTCATTTCGTTGGCTTGTAAAACGCAATCGTAGTGAAACGAGATTGCCCGGTTCACTACGAAAGCAGAATAGTCCTTGTCATTCTCAAGGACATGATTTTTGGTATAGAGAATAGATGGTATAATGTCCTTGAATAGATCGCTCATTTTACCTCACACTCAATCATGATTTCAGTTAGACAAGCAACCAGATTTAGTTCTTGGTCAGCAACAAACGCTGCCTGATACTGATACTTTGCCAGTGTAACAACAGCGGCAGGTATTGTTTCTGGCTTTAGATACTCATACAGGTTATCATACACGGAACGATAAATGCGTGATGGATCAATGTCAGAGTTTAGCACAACCCACTTACGCATAGCGGTAAAGTCTTTACCCTTTAGTGCTTTGATTAGATCGTCAAGGCTGCGAACGCTGTCAAGTTGAGCAGCAAGACCAGCATCAATGCTTCCAGAAACAGAATACCGTTGTAGTTCATTGAGAGTCCTACGATAGTCTGGAAAATACTTTTCAACAACCTTGACAAGGACTTGCTTATCATATTCAACACCTTCATCATTTAGGATTTGCTGTAGCCGCTTGAACATCTTCGAGGCCATGGAAGGTCTCTCGGTATTCTTCAAGGTAAAGTCAACGACGGAACATCTAGAATGAATAGCGTCTTTGATCTTTGCCTTGAAGTTACATGTGAAAATGAAAGAACAGTTGGACGAAAACTTTTCAATAACGCCTCTAAGAGCATCTTGCGTATCTGGTGTAAGACCGTCGGCTTCGTCTAGAATGATAACCTTACGACCACCAGTTAGCGATACGGTTGACGCATAACCCACAACCTTAGTTCTTAGAACATCGATACCTCTTTCTTCTGAGGAGTTGATGAAAAGATAGTTACAACCGATTTCATCACACATTGCCATAGCGGCTGTAGTTTTACCACAGCCAGCAGGACCTGATAGGAGAAGATTTGGAATCTCTCCGTCTTTTACATACTGTAGAAACGTTTTCTTGATGCGGTCAGGAAGAACGCAATCCTCAACTTTGTGAGGACGATACTTCTCAACCCATAGAAATTCTTCACTCATTCATTGTCCTCATATCGCATAGCATTCATATACATTATAATAGAGATTAGAAGGAAAGGCAACCAATGATTGATATCGTTGTGATCAACAATCCAAAAATACATTGCCAAGATAAAGTCTATTGCTCCCATAATCTCAAAGATTAGTGCCATCATGGTCCTGTCTTCCTCAAAACTTCATCATAGAAGGATTCAAACTGATTGTTCTCTTCCACTTCATCATTGAAGTTGGCCTTGAAATATACCTTGGCGAGACGACGGATCATCTTCTTATCAACACCGAGTTTATCAAATGTCTCGTTGATAATCTCCTTCTGGAGATCACGCTCGGCACCAACACGGGTCATGGAGTCATTCATCTCCATGATTGCCTTGCGAAGCACCTTCTTGTCTTCTGGAGAAAGAGCCTCAACAGAAGTAGTCGCACTATTATGACCGATCATACCCATTAGTCCACCTCAATGATTGCCGAAGGATTTACACAATTGTTGGCGACAGGAACACCGCCAGCATCAAGACATTTCTTATTCCACTTTGTATCCATGATGATTAGATAGACCATCAAAATCGTCACTAGAGCCATAGGAACAAAAAAGAAACACTTCATTACTTTGTCTCCACGATTGCCGAAGGATTGATACAAGTGGTTCCTACTAGAACGCCACCAGCATCTTTACATTCCTCTTCCACAACGCCAGCTCCATAAAACAAAACGAATATGAATGTGACAACGACACCTGCCAAGAAGTATAGAAATGATTTCATTACTTTGTCTCCAGTGCGATGAAATACTTTAGATTACCATTAGCATTCACAAACTTAGCAAAAGCACCTGCCTGAATCTCAACATTGTAATCATCAGGAAGCAACTTTAGATTTTCGGTCTTGAATGTGGCTGTGAAGTCTGAACCAGCATAGTCGCCAATCTTCATAACACCATCGTTAGATGTGTCGTTTGCCTTCTCATGAATCTTGAGAAGCAAAGTGCCTTCCTTGCCGACAACAGAAAGATTAGGTAGATTGATCATGGTTGCTACCTTTAGAAGTTTCTGTGAAGTAGCACTTGGTAGAGAGAACTTTGTGGTGATATCCTTGAGAACAAGTTCCTTATCTGGAGGAGTGATAACAAGATTGGTAGAACAACCACGATAGAAAACTGATAGTTCACCATCATTTAGAACAACCAGATTATCACCAAATGAGATATCAGGATTCTTTAGAGTGGTAACGATACCTAGAAACTGATTTAGATCATAGATGCCAAACTCCTGCGGAATGTTATCTTCTAGAATCGCTTCCACAAGAATAGACTTTTCAGGTGAGATTGTTTTCTGAACTGTTCCTGCCTTTAGAACGACTCCGCTATTGATGGATGCGAAGTTCTTTAGAACGGAAAGGGTATTTTCACTTAGCTTCATTATATGCTCCTGTTAGAGTGTATGCATCATTTTATATTCTTTTTCGAGACCTGTCAAGAGGTCTGAAACGCACATTTTCAGTTCATCAATGTTCTTATCATTATGAATAGTCCTGTCCGGTTCATATGAGTTCCATGCTGTCTCTGAAATATGCATCGTGGAAAGTTGTTCAGGCGTAGGATCTTCTCCACGTTTGACACGAACAAGGACACCACCGGCACTCCGAACGAAATCAATTTCATTAGGAAAACGAACGTCGGATATAACCACGTCTTGATATCCAGCAATGCGTTTCTCTAATGCGGCAATCCAAATGTTATCCGCAATACCATGACGACATGCTTCGGTACCCATCTTCTGGAGAATGAGACGAGGAGTCACCTCATATCCAAACTTATGTGACCACCAAGGGTCAACCCTTTCACGAAATGCTCTTGATGCGTTTGAGTCTCCTTCTAGTAGACCACGAGGCCATAGAAAGATAGATGCAACTGCATCCTTCAATGCGTCAGCAAAAGCAAACTGGTGATATCCATGGTGTCTCACAAGAATATCACCAACCGTGCCCTTGCCGGATCCAATGTACCCAACAAGACCTATGATCATCGTAGATTACCACTCAATGCTGCGACCGCTGGTAGATCACCTTGGAAGCCATATGTACCGACGTGGGTTGTCTTCATCCATGGACATAGCCAAACATGAAAGCCAATCTCACGGGCATACTGACAGAACATATAATCTTCCGAAAGATAACGATGTGACTTTGGATCAATAACAGTATCAAAGAAAGCATGAATGTATCTTGAACCATCAAAGTTAGCCTGACCAACGTGATCTGGCTTATAATGAAGGTGTGGATATTCTTCCTGAAACTTATCAAAAACTTCACGCTTGACCATCATGAAGCCTGTTCCAATCTCCATAACCTCAACAGGTTCCGTTACTCTAAAAGATGTTGTACCAGGAACCGGATTGAAAACGAAATCGCCAGTAATCTGATCTAGATCACCTGGATTGAACTTCTCGTTATCAACATTACGCTTTACAGCATTCACAATGTTTGACCAGTTGATTGACTTCTTTGGATATGGACCACCGATAATGTCACGGTCTAATGCCAATAGAGCAAGAATGTCCTGTGGATTATACTGAATATCGGAGTCGATGAATAGTAGGTGAGTGCAGCCTGATCTTAGAAACTCGTCAACCAGATAGTTTCTAGCACGGGTGATTAGCGACTCATTAAAGATAAAAGAAAAGCGGCACTCGATGCCATACTGAATACATGTGGCTTGAAGGTCTAAACAAGCCTTAGCATAAAGTCCAAAACACTGACCGCCGTAACATGGGGTGGCAACGAATATTCTTTTCTTTCTTAGGTCTTCACTTGAAATTTTGATTTCCATATTGTTCTCCATACACGAATAGCGCAGGAGCAACTAAGCCCCTACGCTATTATATAGTTTAGTTTTTCGTATTAGCCAGCAAAGCGATAGAAAGCAGTGCGGCGACCGTCTACGTCACGATAGTTTGTATAGATTGTGTAATACTCACGAAGATCATAAACACGCTTGGAAACATTCTCACGAGGAACACGGGCTAGTGAAGCAACCTTATCGGCAGTAACACCAGCACCAGTGTTATACTTGCGAAGAACGTTCTCAATCTTCTCAATCTGAGACTTACGATTAGTAGCCATTATATATTTCTCCATTCAAAGTTTTTGATGCTGGTGGTCGTGAAAGGAAAGGACCCGTGTATAACCACCAGCATCATTTTATTATACACGGGCATTCATTATAGAGTCACAGCCATGCGACTCCGTTTTTGTCTATCTGTAAACCGTATTCATCTATTCAGAAAGCAACTTCCTCACCAGTGATGGTTGCTTCCGGTTGCGGAACAGGTTGCGGATCAACGGTTTCATCGACTTTCTTATAGAGTTCCATAAACGCATTCTTAGTATCCACATCAAAGCGGTTGAGACAAAGTTCTATAGCCTTCATACGGTTCTGATTAAAGATGGCAAATGCCTCGCAGATATGAACCAGACGGCGAGTGGAGATGATTTCAGACAAGGCACCTTCATAGAAGGACTTGCGAATAACATCTGCCCAAGTCACCAACTTCTCAACAAATTCGGCACTCTCGATACCAGAAGCACCAAGAACATTGTTGAGGATTTTGGTTTCAATCTTAGTCGAAGGATATTCCTGTTCCATCGTGATAGAGAAACGCTCAAGGAACGCTTCGTTCATAACGTTGGTGCCGATAAAGCGACCATCGTCGGAACCCTTACCCTTGGTATTCGCCGTAGCAATAACGTTGAAACCATTTTCAGGATGGACAAGACGGTTAATCTTTTTGAGATAAACAGACTTGCCTTCGAGAACAGGCTGGAGACACATTAGCTTATTGGAGCCAAGGTCAACTTCGTCCAGAAGAAGAATAGCACCACGCTGCATGGCAACAATAACAGGACCATCCTGCCAGACAGTAGCACCATCGACAAGGCGGAAACCACCAATAAGATCATCTTCGTCGGTTTCAATAGTAATATTGACACGGACGCACTCACGCTTTTCAACGGCACAAACCTGTTCGACCATCATCGTCTTACCGTTACCAGAAAGACCAGTAACGTAAGCAGGATAAAACTTCTTAGACTTGATGATAGAACGAACATCGCTAAAGTTACCGAACGGCACATAGCCATTCGCCTTTTCAGGCACTAGCGAAACCTCGGCAGAAGCAGAAGTGGAAGCCGCAGCCATAGCAATCGTAGAGGAAGGAGCCATAGCAACAACGGACTCAACAACAGGAATATCAGACTGGATCTTAGCAGTCTTACGAGGAGCAACCGTCTTTTCAGCAACGGGAGCAAGATTTACACCGTGATCGGTCAAAGCATAAACACCACGACCAACACGGAGAGAGGGATCTTTCACAAGCCAAGCAGGATAAATACCATACTTTTCGTGAATGGTCAAAATTTGCTGACGGGTGATTTCACGAATGGCACCAAACTCAAAGCGGACCTTGTCCAGAAACACAGAACGGTTATCGGTAGATTTAGCCATATCGAAACTTTCCTTTCACGATTTTCGATTATGATGTATTATACCACAAGGAAGGGATCTTGTCAACCCCTTCCTAAGTCTTTGATTTTACGCAATCTTCTTGGACTGTTGCGTAACGTTATTGATGAACTGACGCAGAAGGACACGATTGATGGACTTTTTAGCGGCAAACTTGGAGAATGCCTTGGCCATGGATTTCGTGGACTTTGTATTGTCGATTTCCAATTCGTTCTCCGTTTCACGAAGAACATTGGAATTGATCACATAATATTCATCATAACCTTCATTCTTGACTGGATAGAACTTGTTTTCTTTCCAGAACTTGACAACCTTTTCGACGTAGTGATAGTTGGTACCATCATTCATACCAAAGCGAGACAAGAACCGTTTGATGTTGGAATCAGACAGAAAGAAACCAATCAGATTACAATCAGTCTGATCCTTTAGCATCTTTAGAAACTTGTTAGTGGTGTTTGCACCATCACCCCAACCGTAAAGGCTGATATCGTAAGTCTTACCAGAAGACTTATCAACATACTTATACATAACCTTACGACCAGGTTGAACACCGGTACAATTTTTGATACCACCAAGACCGTTTGACTCACCATCGGTAAGGAAAATAGTGTTGACGATTTCCAACTTATGTTTGGCACGGAAGTCGTTGATAATCTTAGGAGCAAGAATAACTGCCTCATTGAGAGGCGTGCCACCGAGACCATCAGTATAAAGACGACTATGACCACCAACCATAGAAAGAAACGTCATAGCCTCGTTTAGTTCCGCAAGAGTCATCTTGGAAGATAGAAACTGGCGAAGCACCACGTTACCAAGACCAATAACATTCTCTTTACCAAGATAAGAGAATGGATTTTCAGCACCAGAATCCTTGAAGGCATACACCTCGAACGGCACTTGGATCTGCTTACAAAACAGAACCAGAGTAAACAACTGCCGAAGAGTATACTTCAGGTTTCTATCCATAGAACCAGACCAATCAAGAAACATGATAAAGCCATGGTTCTTGCCTTCCGGCACTGTAGTCAACCGACGGAAGATATCATCATTGAACTTGTAAGAGTGGAGTTTATTAGTGTCAATAACACCAGTCTTAGCCACAGAAATGCGAGAATACATTTCCGCAGCCTTGCGCTGCTCAAACTCTTTTACAAGAAACGAAATGCTATCTTTTTCTTTTTGACGCCACTGGTTGAAAGCGGCACGACCTTCTTCAAAGGTCTTCTTAGAAAAGTGTCCGTAGTAACCAGCGCCAACCAGACGACGCCAATCACTAAGAACTCGCTTATAATCGTGAATAGCCTTGTCCCAGTTTACATCAGGAAGGGTGACATAGACATAATCGGTATTATCGTCTTTGACTAGTTCCTGAACTTTTTCTTCCCAAACACGGTCAGTATAAGACTCGGGAGCCTTGATTTCATCGGAACTGGCACCAGCACCATCAGAGGTATTACCAGAACCATTATCACCGATATCACCTTCGCCCTTTACAGCGTCGGATTTACCTTCACCTTCGTCACCTTCACCGTCTTCGGCATCTTCTTCGGAATCATCACCATCAAGGTCACCATCCCAATCGTCAGCATCATCGGAAAAATCGTCAATGTCATAGGAGTCTCCTTTGTCTCCATCTTCGCTTTCGCCAAGACCGAGGTCGTTATGAATATCGTTTTCAATCTTATCTTTACAAAAACGATACACCTTCTCGGCAACTTCCACAACCTCTGCGAAAGTTTCAATATTTTCAATCTGCTTTAGAAGCACTCGCTCTTCGGGAGTAAACTCAATATTGAGATTGATGTTACCACCCTTGAAGTAGACATTGACACGGTCGATAAAGTTCATAGAATTGATATCACGACCCTTCGTGCCGAAGAAGTCACGGTCAATAAGTTCTTTATAACCAGCGAGATAGTTACGACGAAGACCAGGATAACGGCGCTTCTGGCGCTTGTCAATACGGACATCTTCGATAACATTAACGAAGCCCTGGACGGTGCGCTTTAGCTGATCGCTAACTTCGGAACCGAATACACGATTAGCAATATCCTCATATGCCTTTTTATACTCTTCGCCTGAAGGCGTATCAATAGCATGAGCCGTTTCGTGACCGATAAGCAAATGCTCAAGATCCTGCGAAATATCATGCCACATAGGCAGCATAAGAACACGGTTCTTGAGGTCGAACATAGCGGTTTTGATACCGCTCTTATGCTGAACAGTAATGTTCTCGGTCGCCAACAGCTTGGCAAGAAGCGAGTTGGAATTTACGGTCATTGCGGTCATAGTGTTCCTTTCACGATTTTCACAAGTATAGCAAAACCGGTCGCATTTGTCAAGTCATAACAAAAACAACGACTTATGAGGTCATTGTCTTGATGAGTTTGTAAACAACGTATGCCAGAAATGGAAATAATGCCAAGTGGATGATATGTTCCCATTGTGATTGTAAACTGTAGAAATCAAAATAATGTGCGGTAGGCGTAAATGTCACGATGTTATCCTCTAAAGTTAGTTTCCAGTCTCATACCGTAGTTATTGATTCCTTTCGGTATCACAACATCTTTCTTGTAAATGAGTTGGTTCTTTTTGAACGGTGAATAATCCACATAATGATGCCAGCGTCCATACTTGAACACCATTCTAGCAACATCTGGGTGTAAGTCAACCAACATTTTTGATTTGTTCCAAGTGCCTTCTGGATTCAGTTGTCCGTCACGCCACTTTTCCTTATCAAGATCGCCTTCGACATGATAAAACTCTTGTGTATTACCACCTTTGACAGTTTGTGTGGCACATTTACCTTGCATGAAGGCATTGAACTGAATGGTGCAATCACCATCTTTCAATACACGAAGGCAAATATCTGTATCTTCGTTATAACGACCACGCCAACGATGCTCACAATCGTTGCGGATCAATAGAGTTGAATAGATACGGGTGTTAGCAACGAAAGGAGGATACTTGCTATTAGGCGCAATAAAGAACCGATATTGAAAGCCAGAGATAGGAACATTCTCATAACGATCAACAAACTCTTCCGCAGCACGAAAGATGGCACCAGACTCCACACGAATACGCTTGTTTCTATGAAGACGATAAAAGTCTGAAATGTTATCGTCTAGAACCCAATGTGCCTTGGCACCAATAGAGATAGAATGATCCCATGCCCAGTTTCTGGCACGACCAGGACCATCACCATGATTAGAGAAAGGAGCCACAAGGAGAGTAACGTAAGGACGAATGCCAAAATGATCTAAGGCATATTCGTAGTTTTCTTCGTCTTGTGGCTCAATCACAATAGAATGTGGCACCTTCATTCTCGCCAGAGACTTGGAGGTGATCATACTTTCATGTCTGCCTTTAGAAACAATATAAACAGGATAAATTGGATTAGTCATTTTACTTCACACAATAAACAATGTTCACCCAGGCAGCCTTAGTGTCGGCTCTAGCAGTCACAGAACTAAAGTGTCCTCGGAGCAAATCTAAAATCTCATTATACTTTTCATGTGTATCAATATCATTCAAATGAGCATGATGAAATTCCATAATGAACTCTCTTACACCATCAAAGGTCTTTAGTGCCTTCAAGCATTCATACTCACCACCTTCAATATCCATCTTGATAATGGTTGGACGGTAATCTTCTATCACTTTGTTGATGTTGATACAAGGTACCTGTGTCACATCTCTACCTCGCTTATGAATTAGAGAATGAGCGCCCTTGTTCTTTTTGACATTGATAGAAAACTCTCTTGTAGGATCATCATTACCAATAACAGCTAGATTATACAACTCATAACGAGATTTGTCAAATTCATTCAGTTCCATGTTGCGACAAGCTAGTTCATAGTTCTCCGCATCGGCTTCATATGAATAAACTTTCTTAGCACCTTTCTTGAGAGCAAAGGCAGTGAACATACCAATATTCAAACCAAAATCTAGAATAACATCGTCACTGGTAATCTTCAATTTGTTGTATTCGCCAGAGAAAACTTCCTTGACAACAAAAGCATCGGACGTGCCTTTTCTAACAAATGCTTTTACATCTTTAAAGGTAACTTCTTCAATAATATCTTCACTACTCATTACTCGTCCTCCACCCATCTCAATAGACTGTTAGCTTCTCTATCTAGCTTAGGATGCCAAATGCTCTTTGTCTTCTCAGATAGGTTCTGACCGATTAGAGTGGCAAACTCCTCATAATCTTCTTTGGTGCGAAAAGATACAATAATTCTTTTGTATGGAGGATTATCTTCCTGAACAAACTCAGGCATGCCTACCCAATGTTTCTTCCATAACTTTTCTTCAATATCTCTAACAGCTTCTTCACCAAGAAAGGCGCTTAGAGTGCCGTCTTCAAACTCTTTTACATCCAAACAGTTTTCATATTGTGTAGTTTCATCAATCTTTGGTTTCTTCGCCATTCTCTACTCCATAAAGCAATTCAAATGCTCCTTCCGGAAATGTCTTACCAGGTTCCTGACCAACCAATGTTACAACTCCTGCCACACTTAGCATCTTATCTATAACATATGTCTCACCAAAAAGCAAGTCACGATTTACATATAGAAAATCCTTTTTCACTCTTACAACATCGCCAGACTTGAACGGCGAAAAGTTCTCTCTCACTTCCATCTTTCCTTAATCTCTTTTACTCTTTCTTCCAGATATCCACGGATGATCGTCATTTCATTTGTTTGTTCGCAATTCACTTTAATGTGATTGCGTAATTCAAAATCAAAGGCAGTCATCAACATCCAATCGTGTGAATATGAATGTGTTTTGTGTGGATCAGTTTTTTCCATACTGTTTACTCCAGAGATAGTTGTTTAGATATACAACGAATGTTGCCACTCGATCCATAAACCAACTATTCCAGAACCAATGATTGTATCTCATAGAATGATTCCTTTTGATACCAGGCCAGTAACATAAATGACACTAATGACTGCCTGAATAACCATTAGTGACTTTTTCTTCCACATATATCCTACAGCAAACCATCCGATGTTACCTACAAACTGAACAGCAAGGTTTAGAGGATACACATTCCAAGCAGTTAAAACGGCGCCAATGATAACCAGTGCCGTTGAAGTCCATTCTAGAAAGAACTCATAGTCAAATTTCATCTAATCTTTTTCCTTCCACAGCGTCAACAAGTTCCAATCCAATAACATACTTATCACTAGCACTCTTGTTTGATGTGGTCCAATGATCTAAAGTTGATTGGAAAATAATAACGTCGCCTTGCTGCATGAATACATTATACTCACCATATTCAGGAATGTCAATGACTAGATCACCTGCGTTGTCTTCCCTCTTGATATAGTAAAGCATATCGATTATTATCTTTTTATCATCATTTAGATATCTGTGATTATGTATGCCAACAAACGTATCAGGAGGATATCTATTAGCCCACATTCCAGCAATACGAACATCCGATTCCATCACAGACACGCTTGTAAGATACTCTCTCATATTTTGTTTGATGAATGAAAGGAAATCTATAAACTCTGTCCATTCATACAATCTTTTACCACTATCATCTTTGTTATGGAACGAACAGCAACCATTCTCGATGAACTGTGGAAGATTGTTAGGTTGTCTTGTTATATATTCAAGTCTATTAGAAACATCTGCAAAGAGTTTATCTGTATTCGGATAAACAGTTCTCAATATTTTTGTTGTTCCTATTTCATGTATCATCGTAAAACTAGCCAATATCGTCTATAATGATTGACTTCACCATAATGCTGTGAGTTGTTCACGTTGTTTTGATTCCAACTGTAATGATGATTATCTCTAACATCGGTTGTTAGCCAATGTCCTATAGAATCTAACTCAAGAATATCAAAACGAAGAAACTTGCATCCTAGATTAGTTAAATGTTCTTCTATACCTTCTTCCGTCAGTGAAGGATTATCACATTCATAAGGTCCATATATCGGATGTTTCAAACTAGGCGAAGGATGAACAGCGGATTCTAATATCATTGTATTAGAATGTTTTAAAGCGCATTCTAAGTCTTGCTGCCAATTTTCTACATGATACAGAACACCGATATGTAGAATCAAATCAAATGTTGCTAGTAAATCATAAGATTCATTTTGATTGATTCTACAAACTTTGGGAGAAAAGTTCATATCTCTTAATCTATTAACTATGCTTTCGAGGTGTTCGTTTCTAACATCTGTGAACGTAACATCAGCACCAAGTTTCAATAGCTCAATACCGATGTCACCGTGTGCTGAACCAAGTTCTAATACTGTCTTGCCTTTGAACCAACTTTTACCAAAAATGTCAATGAGTCTTTTGACTCTCTTGTTAGTCCAATCTTCATAGAACAGATGTTTCATCAACCCATCCCATTTGAGAGAGACCTGTCCATAGGTTATCTAGATTGTAAGTCTGATAACCGTATTTGATATCATTCAGGATCATTAGCATTGTCGTCTCCCATCATGCCACGGAAATCAAAGTTTTCGTTCAACTGTGAGTCTTCCATCTTTTGTGCTAACTTTTGTAATCTTTCACCTAGCTTTTCTAGATTGATAATCATAATAGCATCACGGATCATGCTATTCACATTCTGTCCTGTCTCAAGATCAAGGTCTTTCATAACTTCTTCCGAAACAGCAAGGCGCTCAGGTGTACCTTCAGGACCTGGAGCCCACACCCATGGAATTTCTCCGCTATCCATCATTCGTTCGGCTTTCGCCATGGCACGGAGGATTTCTTTGTCTAACATATCTATTCCTTTCAGCTAGACATACATCATATAACATTATGGTTCTTTTGTCAAGACCGAAAAATTCTTTATCTTTTCAAACCTGATAGTTCTCTGGAATCTATCGGTCATTGTATCCTTATGTGAGATAACAAAGATGTTGGTACCTTTGTCACCCATCTCCCACATGATTTTGATAAACTCGTCAATGCCTGTGGCGTCCATAGCACGATCAAGGATTTCATCAAACACCAGAATGTTCACGTTCACAGAGTTTTTGAGTTTTGCTATTTGACGCCATGTTAGCAGAATAGCAAGATCGATTCTTAGTTTCTCTCCTTCGGAGAAGTTTTGATAGGAGAACTCGTCTCGGTATCTTGACTTGATAGACTCCTCAAAAGATTCGTTGATGTGAAAGTTGACAAAGAAACCCAGTTTTGCCAAGTATTTGTTGATATGCTTATTGATGATTGGTAGATACTGTTTAATGATCTTAGTCTTGATTCCACCATCCTTAAGTAGAGTTGTTGCCAAGTCAATATATTGTCTATCATCTAAAAGGGCCTTCTTTTCTTCTTCGAGGGTGGAAATATCATGTTGGACTGCGGTGAGTTGTCGTTCCGACTCTTGGGTAGTCTTGTCAGATATGGCAAACTCCTCAATCTGTTTAGTGACTTGACTAAGATTATTAGCCATATGGTTATAGGAAGTTTTAGCAGATGAAAGATCCATTTTAATCTGATTGATGTTACGGAGAACTTCATCTATCTTCTCGATTTCTGCCAATACGCCATCGATTTGGTCAGCAATCTTATTTAGTCCTCTTGATAGTTCACTTGCTTTGGAATCCATCTCCTCAAGTCTATTTTCTTTGAATGAAGCATCAATGGATTGATGACAAGTCGGACAAGTATCATTCTCGTTTAGAAACTCTACCTCCTTCGTCAGTCTCTCCATGTTACCTTCCATCTTGGCCTTGAGACCAATCATTTTAGAATGCTTAGACTTTAGTGGTGTTAGGTCTAGATCATTTTCGGTGGCCTTTTCATAATCGATTTTTAGATTTTCGACCACACATTCTTGCTTGATGTATTCTTGTTCAAGATCATTCTTCTTTGATTCTAGTTCTCTTAACTTTTCTTCATTATTAGCCTTCAATGAAGCCAAAGTCTGTTCAATATAAGACTTGTTCTCTTCCTTGCTTGTTAGAAGCAAACGATTCTTCTCCAAGCCTTCTTTGTTCACCTGTAGTCTATTCTTGATGACAGTGGACATAGCAGAGAAGATTTGAATATCCAGTAGGTCCTCAATAACCGAGCGGCGATCATTGGCAGACAACTGCATAAACGGAACGAACGATGCCGAGCCAAGAATAACAACCTGTGTAAAGGACTTATAGTTCATCCGTAGAATGTTCTTCTCAAGATGCTCCTGATAATCTTTAGCAGCGGCATCTTGATTGACCATCTTATCTTCGCAATAAATCTGAAAGACATTCGGCTTGGCGCCACGAATGACCTTATAAAGTTTATTGTTGATGGTAAATTCAATTTCCACAACGCAGTTTTTGTTATTGATGGAGTTTACGACATTACCTTTGTTCACCTTACGGAATGGCTTACCGAAAAGAACAAAGCACAGGGCATCAAGCAATGTTGATTTCCCTGCGCCGTTGTGACCCATGATAAGGGTGTTCTTATGAGAGTCTAACTCAATCTCGGTAAACACATTTCCAGATGATAGAAAGTTCTTATATCTAATCACATGGAATGTTATCATACTAAAATTCCTATTCTCAATACCACAAATATGTTTTTTCCGCAAACTTTCTTGCTTCTATAGCATCTTCAAGAAAGATAAACTTTCCTAAGTATATTCTTACACCATCAACACATATATCTGCTTTCCATCTATTAGATTGTGTATTGAAGGAAACACCAGGATAACCTGAAGTATTATCGTTTCTTATACCTCTATTCTGGCAGTTTTTCGTATGGGTTGTTATGCGAAGATTAGACCATTTATCATTGCTTCTATTTCTGTCGATGTGATCTACTTCACCATTTGGAAACTCTCCTGTCATATATAAGAAAACCAAATGTGATGAATAGTAACTTTTACCATCTACACAGATTCTACGATACCCTGCGGAACGACCTTGATTTGATATATTTCCTGCTTGCGGTCTTTTGGTTCCGTTTCTTCGTAACCAGGTCCATTCTCCAGTATCAGAGTCGTAATGAAGCAGTTTCTTGAGATGTTCTTGGGTTAGATAAATAGACATAGGCTGGCGCTCCTGTTTAGCGTTAGAGTAGGCAGGTGCTGGTAACACCGTGGCCTACATCTATTTAGCATTTTAGAACTCTCTAGTAGGTTGTTTTCCTTTTAGTAAGTCCTTGATTTCGTCTCCGGTCAATGTCTCGTATGTTAGCAGACCCTGTGCTAATGTGTCAAGTTCTTTTTTCTTTTCTTCTAGAATACGGCGAGCAGTATGATATCCATCTTCAACAAAACGCTTGATTTCCTCATCGACCACTCGCTGTGTTTTTTCAGCAATCTTAGGAGTATGGAACATATCCGCATTAGGTGTTGTGTATGCCATTCTACCTAATGACGGAGAAAAACCATACTCGGTAACCATAGCACGGGCGAGTTGCGTTGCTTGCTGAATATCACCAGAGGCTCCAGAAGAAACCCTATCCTGACCAAAGATCATTTCTTCTGCTACACGACCACCCATTGCCATTGCTAGTTGGGCAATCATTTCATCATAGTGTAGTGAGATGCGGTCACGATCTGGAAGAGACTGAACCATGCCTAGCGCACGACCACGTGGAATGATTGTTGCCTTGTGAATAGGAGTTGAACCTGGCATATTGAGAGAAACAAGAGCATGACCAGCCTCATGATAGGCAGTCATCTTCTTTTCTTCGTCAGATAGCAATAGCGTTCTATGCTCGGCGCCCATTAAAATCTTATCACGGGCATCCTCGAACTCTTGTCCAGTAACAATACGCTTTGACCGACGAGCAGCCAGAAGTGCCGCTTCATTGACAAGATTAGCTAGGTCAGCACCAGAGAAACCTGGTGTTCCCTTGGCAACTGTCTTTAGATCAACGTCAGGACCGATTGGAACTTTGCGAGTGTGAACTTTCAAAATCTTTTCACGACCAACAAAGTCTGGATTAGGTACCTGAACCTGTCTATCAAAACGACCAGGACGAGTTAGTGCCTTGTCTAGAACGTCTACACGATTGGTAGCAGCAATGACGATAACACCAGCATTATCATTGAAGCCATCCATCTCAACTAACATGGCGTTTAGTGTCTGGTCTCTTTCATCGTTACCAGAGATGCCGTTTGCTCTTGAACGACCGACGGCATCGATTTCGTCAATGAAGATAATACAAGGAGCATTCTTCTTGGCTTGCTCAAACATGTCTCGGACACGACTAGCACCAACACCAACGAACATTTCAACGAAGTCAGAACCAGAAATGCTAAAGAAAGGCACGCCTGCCTCACCAGCGACCGCTCTTGCTAGTAGAGTTTTACCAGTGCCTGGAGGACCAACAAGCAAAACGCCTCTTGGAATCTTACCACCAAGACGCTCGAACTTTTGCGGATCCTGTAGAAACTCTACAACTTCCTGTAAGTCTTCTTTTGCCTGATCAACACCAGCAACATCTTCGAAGGTCTTGGTACCTGATGTTTCTGTTAGCAACTTGGCCTTAGACTTACCAAAACTCATAGGACCACCCATACCACCACCTTGACGGCGTGATAGGAAAATCCATAGACCGAAGAAGAATACAACAGGCAATAGATTTAGAAATAGCGTGGTCCAGAAAGAAGCCTCAGGGCTATCCGACTTGACCGTAATGACTACGTTATGTTCTTCTAACTTAGGCATTAGATTAGATAGAGAGGCGACATAGGTAGTAAATGCTCTATTGTCAATCTTGTAATGTCCTGTGATTTCATTACTATTGATCGTAACGTCATGGACATTGTTGCGAGTAACTTGACTCATAAAATCTGAATATGTGATTTCGTTCGCAGCGTTGCGGCCTCTTGATTCCATAGAGAAAGCAAAAAGCACCAGACCAACGATTATGAACGCAATCCATGGAATGTGTTTCTTCATATCATAGTTTCCTATACTGTTTCAACCTGTAAGGCTTCGTTATATACATCAATCATAAAGTTTTTCATCTTACCACTATCCAGAGGCAATGTCAACCCATCAATATATTTTCTGAGGATCGTTACTGTATCTTCTGCCTCATCGATTTCTTCCGCATCTTCACTATCTAGTAAAACGCTAGGATCTTCCACAATCTGAATATCCAGCGGGCCTGCTTTATAGATAGAATCAAAAAGCAAGTCAAAAGCATATGGATTGCTTTTGTTTACGACAACCAACTTTACATAGGTGTCTTTATACTTGCTAAAGTCTGTGTTCTGAATCTTCTCAATGATTTCGGGATTAGCCACATCATCATATTTGGCAATGCGGAACATCTTATGTGGATTCTGAATGAACTCTAGTTTCTTGTTCCTACTATCCAGCGTAGAAAATCCTCTAGGGTCTCCGTAATCGTGCCAAGTATACTCACCAAAGGCCCCAATATAAGTAATATTACCAACAGTGCTACGGTGGTGATAGTGACCTGAGTATACAGCGTCAAAGTTCTCAAATAGTTTGCGATCCAGTCCATGGTCCGATATAAGTCCTCTATGCATAGTAAAGCCGTTCAACTCAAGGTGACCCATGAGAATAGATGCTTTGGGATGTTTGATTGCTTCTAATGCTTCCTCACGGTTAGAGTCCGTGATCCATGGCATTATTTGAATATCAAGGCCGTCAATGTTAATAACCCGAGGTACAGAATGAGTATGAATATACCTATACTTTCCTGCGACCAGTTCATCTAACGCATTAACCTCGTGCGTATCCTTGTAATAAGAGTCATGATTGCCTTGTATAATGTGAGTTTCAATTCCTCTCTCCTCTAGTGGCTCAAAGAAATCTTCCCGCAATCTCTTGGCGGACATAAAGTTCACATACTTGCGACGATCATAGATATCACCAAGATGGATGACATGCTTGATGTTATTAGCATCGATGTAATCAAAGAACCACTTCCAACACTTCTTTTGATAAGCCTGAAAGGCAGGATTATCGTTTCTGATACCAGCGTGAGTATCAGTAGGCATCGCAATCTTTACCATCGTCTAAACCATTCCCAAAAGTCTAAAAGTATATTCTTGGATACAGTATACACCAGAAAAATGATTTCGTCAATCCTCTCGGGTAGCCATTTTATACGTTTCAATCTCTGATTCCCTTAGCCATCCCAAAGTTGCCATCCGCTTCATGATCTTTTCTTTGTCTTGTGGATTGATAGGAACAGGTTCTACTATCTTATCGCAAAACCATTCTATGTTCTGGTCAATCTCCTTGACGAAATCATCTATATCCATTACCGCTGCCCCTTCTTATATCGAGGTGGTCGAACGGTACCCATCTCAACATCATATTCCATGATAGCTTTCTCACAGGCACGTTTGATGGATTCTAATCTCATACGATAGTTACCACGAACATGCACCCGTTCTTTCTTGTCATTTAGATTCGTTATTAGTGTCTGCACCTGGAACGGCACATCGAACTTCGTCTCTTCCTTCATCTTCATCTCCTACGAACTTCTCTAGTCCTTCTTTAGTCAGTTTTCTCTTTTCCTTCTTGGCAAGTTCTCTTGCCTCAAAGTTTTTGATGAACTCGTTTAGATTATCATACATCGTTGTGGAAATCAAGTGGTTGTCATCGCCGTCAACCATCAAATCCGCATCGTTGGTATATAACACGCTTTCTTGGAACTTCTTATACATTATATATCTATTCTTTTCCTCTTTAGAGATGCGTCTATGGAAAGCATAGTAAATAATTTGTGTGAAGTATGCGAAAGGATTTTGACTGATATCAGGATTGAAGTTGTCGAAGTATAGGAAGCAGTTCTCTAATGCGTCCGACTTCATTTCATCAATAAAGGAATAGTTCATGAACCTTGGCTTGCGTGCTAGATTCTCGGTAATCAACCATATACATTTGCCGCAGTATTCAGTGACACGTGGCTTTTCGAGCCCTGCCTCCTTAGCATCGGCGCATCTCTTTTTATAATCCAGAATGTCTTCCAGAAACTTTTGGTTATCTACATAATGATTTGTTTTCTTTTTTGTCAATTTTGATCTCCAAATCCGAAAGGACATCCAGACTTTCTTTTATCATTTCTGTGTAATAGCTTGTTTACTGCTTTCCAACCAGAATAGTAAGATGTCGAATGTCTAAACATATTATCATACTCAAATCTAGAAATCAAGTGATTTTTTACTTTCAGCCTTTTATCCGATAGAGGAATGATATGAACTAGAGGCTGACCAACAGGAACAGTGTATTCTGCGACCTCATTTGGAATCATTATATTGACATTAGTATATCCATTGAGTCTATAGTCCACGACTCCAGGAACAACTCTAAAGTTATAGTCTTCCATGGACCACATAGCACCATTGAAATGGAACTTGATGCCTTGTTTCTCACGGAAGATCCAAGGACTTGTTAGTTTTAGATGATAGAAGTTTCTGAAACCTTCGCCTAACTGAAAACGAGGATGCTCGGAAGGTTTATCTCCACTGGAATGCATATACTTGAAACCATTATCGACAGATATCTGAAGTCTTAGATCGCACCAGTTTTCGAGAATGGCGCCTCGCTTATATAACTCAATAAAGCCATAGCAGCTTTTCATTGTTAGTGATTTGCGAGGAGGTGAGAAGTATTTCCAATCGTATGACAATCGACCTGAATCTAGATTTTTCCACCAATCGGGCGCTGCCTTTGCCGCTGAAACAATAGGAGTCAACTCATAGATATGACCCATATAGGTAAAGCAGTCAAGATGTATCACCGGTGTTCGATGAAAAAAACTAAACATTTTTATCACTTTCTGTCATTTTAGGGGTTGACAAGGTTTTGAAACATGGGTATAATATGCTTTGCATTAACACCACTGCTATAGAAATTCAAACAAAATGCAGTAGTCGAGCGAAGCGAGACAGTTGCGAAGCAACTACTTAGCAGTAACACCTGGTTCCGTTAGCATTAGCAATTTGTCTATCTGCTTTTTAAGCACAGGTCCGCGGTCAGGCCACTTGATGATAGGCTGATCGGAATTCTTAGCAAGGTTCTGTAGAAGTGGAAGATAAATCTTGCGGACCGCTTCCAGTCTTTTCTTGAGGTCTGCTATTTCATCCGAAACAGGTGCTATCGCTTCCGCTACTATATCATCTTCATTTCCAAATGTAAAGCCGAAATCATCCACTAGGTCTGCGTCATCTAGTGTAAGATACTCGTTTGTATTAGCAGGCATTAGTGAAGTGTCCTCTTAGTTAAAATGTCTTGCAGATTTTCCACAAAAGATTCCTCTTCTGGTTCAGGAGCAGGTTCTTTCTTTACTGAAACTAAATCTGTTACATTCTCCCAATAGTATTTATTCATCGTCTCAGAGACGTTGCTAACGAGCAATACGTCCTCGGCATGAATGGTGAACTCTTGATGTTCACATATTCTAGGAAAGACCCATGGTAGAAACGATACCGAAAGATATCCTACATGGGTTGTATGTGAGTAATAGACTTTCAGAGGATTGTATAGCATATAAAGAATACCATCTTCATCCTCCATTTCTATCACATCGGCTATAATATCATCACCGTTGGTTAGTCTAACTAACTTAGCAATAGGGTAATCATCTTCCATCATCTCACCATGCTTATTTTATATATTTTGAATTTGAATTGTTCTTCGTTGTATGTCTTGATTCTTTCGAAGAAGTGTTTGAGAGTAAAGTTCTCTCTGGACTTCCAGCTAAAGTCGTCGGCAATATCATAGAGGGTGGCGGATTTCTTTGTGTCACTAACCCGAAGGCCTCTACCGATTGATTGTAGGTTACGAATCTTGGACTTGGAAGGAGATGCAAATATGACGTTATCGAGGGCCACGATATTAGTGCCAGTGCTAAGAACACCAACGGAGCCAACAATAATGGCAGATTGCTCGCTTTCAACGATTCTACGAATTTGTTCTCTGTCTTCGACATCTGTTCCTCCATGTATAAAGAAGACCTTTCGTCCTTCTTTGGCTTTTTCTTTTAGCATGTCATACAAAACCTTACCATGCTTATCAACATAGTTGAATAGCAAAAGCGTATTGCCTTCCAATGACAATGCTAGATTACAAACAAACTTGTTCCTATCCTTATTAGATACAATATAATCAATCTCGGATTTGTAGTCCGCAGATTTCATATACTTACATTCTTCCTCACTATACTTTAGCAACAGGCATTTGATTGTCAGTTCCGCCAGTTGCTTCTTCTTCATTAGTTCGGCAGAGGTTGTTGCTTTGTAAATCTGACCGAACAAACCAATCAACTGCCATTCATGCGTCTTGGAACCTGATAGTGTTCCTGTAACACCAACTCTGTATTGTGCTTTAGTGCATTTGCTAACAATCTCTGTTAGAGACTTTGCTTGCGCCTGATGAACTTCGTCACAGATAACATAATCAAACTGTTCGAAATATTCTTTAGGCATTCTTTGAAGTGATTGCCATGTGGATATGACAATAGGCTTTTTAGAAACTTTGTCCTTGCCTGAATAGACACGATGACAATACTTCTCCATGTCTTTACCATTCTTTACAGAATAGTCGTCAAAGTCAGAATACATCTGTTCTACAAGAGCCGATCTAGGAACGATTAGTAGTCCTCGCTTACCTTGCTTAAGGAGATAATTACATAGAAGATATAGCAAGAGAGACTTGCCGCTACCAGTAGGAGAAAGAACAATTCTACGTTTGGATCGTATGACATGAACGAATGATAAAATTTGATAATCTCTGGGATAATGCTTAGGATTGAGTCCATCAATATATTCCTTTGCCTCTTCTACTGAAAAGGAGTTGTCTAGGTCTTCGTCTTTATACTCATAGGTATAACCACGGTCTGTTGCCCACTTGATTACCTGTGGTGCTAGACCACGATAGATTTGTCTGGATTGTGGATTGAACATTCTTAGATATCCATCCCATAGTCTTTGTCTATAAGATGGAATAAACTGAAAGCCAGGTGGACGAAACGAAAAAGCGTCTCTAAGTTCCCATGCGACCGATTCGTCACATTGGATCTTGATATAAGATTCGTCGTGGTTGTAGATTATCAAATGAGTCATTATTTACCGGATGTGAGTTGTAGATACTTTACATAGTTTCCGAGATCCCACGTTCTGGAGTGTAGCGACTTTAGAACATTCTCGCAGTATGCCACAATTTCTTCGTGTGCGATCTTCTTGAGCAACAGTTTATTTAGTTCTCTGTCAGTCTCAAGTTTTCTGGCAACCTGTGGGTTAGTGAGAACATGCTGACACGGCTCCCAACCATATTCATCAAGGTCTTCTTTAGCCATATGGCCCTGATAGTATTCCTCACGAAGGCCTTTCATGATCTTGTAGTCGGCTTCCATCTTTCTTGCCAAATGTCTATGGTGAGACATAACATTTAG